GTACGACCACCGCCACGCATACCTTTGCTTTTTTTCTTCATAACCATTTTGACTTTCTCCTTGTCAAGTTAACATTTCCATCTGCGACGGGCTTGTCTCAGACGGCTATTAGGATTTTTAGCTGCTTTTGGAAACTTTTTCATTTGCCCAGCGGAACGTGCACAGTATGACTTGCGACGTGCAGCACGGGCTTTGCTACGAGGTTTGTCCTCAGTAACTGCTGTCTTCAGTTTACTGCCCGGATTCTTACGGCGGTAGGCAGCTACGCCCGCCTTTGTCATGCCCGCACCCTTTTTGGTAGGGCGGAAATTCTTCTTGTTGCGCTTGGGCATACTGTCTTTTTTACGTGGTTTCTTTTCTGCCATACTTATCTCCAGTGAGTCGGGGGAGCCCGAAGACCCCCCCTAGTTCACTTACGCGAACGATGCCGCAGTTTCGGCAGTGCCGAGTTCTGCGATAACAGCAAAGACACGTACTTTACCGTCGAACGTTGCTGTGTTAGCAATCAGATCGATGGTGTCAGCAGCGGTGTACAGTTTCGCTGTACCTGCAGCGTTGTTGATCTCGTGTCCGGTAGCAGTACCAGAAAGAGCCGCAACGTACAGGTCGTCATCAGCGTCATCACCCAAGTCAAGAACTGGAGAACCAGTGCTTGCAGCGGTGAGGACTTCAACACCAGCCATCAGAACCAGAGTGTTGGCTTTCATTTCGAAAACCTCAACTGAGTCTGAAGTAGTCAGGCTTGTGCTGGAGAAGTCAAGAACGACTTCAACAATTTGTGGCTTGATGCCGAGCGGAACGCCAGCAACAGCACCAGTTACAGTATATGTAGCCATAGTCTAGTCCTCCTCTAATCCAAGCTCACAACGCCACGAACGATGGCTTCAGGGCGAAGGACTTTGCGTCCAAACACGTGAAGACCACGAACGATGTCGCTGAAGGTTTCAGTTGAACGAACAACTTCAGTCTTCGCAATGTGCGAAGCTGTAGCAGTCGAACTCATGTGACCGCCCAGAATAACGTTTTCTGTGCCGTCTGTTGCCAGACCTGTCAGTGTTACCTGATCGACAGCACCCGTAGAAACGAGAGCAGTAGACTTATAGCACTGGAAGCCAGCAATGTTGCCCAACGCTACAAGACCGTTACGCAGTGGGGAAGTTGCGTCGCCAGTTACCTGAACTTCGGCAAACTTCGCACCAGCTGAGAAGAGGTGCTTGTAGAAAGCTGGAGGAGCAACGAACCAGCGGTTTTCTTCTGGAACAGACTCGTTGTCAAGGGCTTCAGCCATTTTCAACATTGTGTTCACAGCAGTGTCACCCGGAGATGTAGCACCACCGATATCCAGAGCAGAACCGAGAGTACCGATACCTGCAACTGTAGATACAGAAGCACCAGACTCACCGTTAAGGCCACAGTCAGTTGCGATTTGATCCAAGACAACTGCGTCGTACTTGCGCTTCAGGGAATATGCACCTGAAGAAGTAGCAAGAGCTTCGAAGTTGACGTGGGATTGACGCTCTTCAATGTCGTCGATTTTAAACGCGAAAGCGTTTGCTTGGTCAACAACCATAGTAATCTGATCGTCAGCCAAGTCTTGAGGGTTTACCACTGAGCCACGTGAGTAGCTAGATACAGTAATTGTCGGTTCTTTAATGATCCGAACTGTGTCGCCAAAGTTTTCAATTTCGCCAGCGTAATCGGTATTCGTAATATCTTCTGCAACCGAAGCACGACGGAAAAACTTGAGAACTTTCTGGCTAAAAATTTCCGGTGTAAAATTACCGGAAGGCAGGTTGTTATAACCTGATGCACTATTGAAAGCCATCTTATTATCCTTCCATGTTATATATGATGGTTAAGCGTTGTAGTCGATGCGCCCTTCTGCACGAGCCTTATCGAGTTCTGCTTCGTTAGATTCGAACTCATGAGGTTTCATGCGGCCTATTTCAGAGGCTTTCCATATACGCTGCCCTCCGTCACCATTAACGTTAACTTCTTTTGATTGACGTTTAGTTACGGAATCTGCGGCAGATGCAGATGGTCTACCTCTTTTTTTCTTCGACAAACCAGTGTCAGCCTTATAAAGATCGATGACACGTGCTGCCATCTTTGCGTCGGTGTTATTCTTATAAATAGCATCGCTCAAAGATGAAGGTTGCTCATCCAACCATCCCAAAAACTTTTCATCGTTCCGGAGGTCGTCAAAGTCCTCATGATAGCGCAGAAGCTCTTGATAAGCCTTCTGTACTTCCATATCCTGTTCACGGGCTCGTAGTTGTTCGACTTCACTACGAAGTTCTCCCAACTGACTGTCCGCTTTCAGGGCAGATACTGTCTCAACAATACCGTAGACATCGGGATATTCCTGTTTGAACTGCTCTAACTCTTCTAGGCTCTTAGGAGCTTTGAGACGTGTCAGTGCATCCAACTCAGGAGATGATTCTCCTTGAGAGGCGAGTTCGGCTTTCTCGTCTTTCCATTCTGATAGCTTTGCATCATAGTGGCGTTTGAGATCGTCGTATCGCTTCTTGTAGTCTACGTCTTCTGATTTTTTATCAGAGAAGCCTTGTTCTTCGGGAGTAGCCTCCTCAGAGGGGTCCGCTTCTTGGGCTTCTACTGTTTCTTCATCCTCGTCCTTGTATACGTCGTCACGATAAGATCCGCGATAAAGTCCAGTATTGTTGATTGTTCCAAAGGAATCGTTTGGTTTGTTGGCGCGGTGGCCTTTTGCTTTTGCCATGTTACTTCTCCTGTGCAGGGCCAATTAAGGGTAGCTGCTTCGGTTAGTGATATAGACAGGGCCGCTGGCAACGGGTAGCTGTCCTATTTCTTGGGGACGAATCCCCCAGAATTCTTATTTTGTATAATTCCTGAAATTCTTTTAGCAGCATCATCAACATCATTGTCCACTGTCGGTGTCTGCCTACGTCCGTAGATTGTCTCTTTACTCTGTTCTGTCCCGGTCATTTCACGAATTTTTTCAAAATCTAATTCTTTAATAAAATTATCTAAATCAGAGCGAGTACCTTCATACTTTTTTTCATATTTTTGTAAAATTATCTCTAACTCTCTCTCTAACAGGTCAGTTGGAGGTTTAAGTTTATACCCTATTCCATCTTCAGAATCTTTAAGAAGAGCACGTCGAAGTCTTTGGTGCATTGCCTTGCTGTTTACTTTATCAGATAAAAAGTTAACTTCATTTGCAAGTTGATGTCTGTACTCTTCTTCTCCGTACTGTTCAATCCATAATTTTTTGTTATCTAACAGTGTTTTTGGCATGAGGTAATGGATAATTCTATGTTCAATAGAGTCTCTTTTAAAAGTCGCACCTACTTCATCTTCTAAAAATCCAACAGGTCTAGCAAGAGACCCGTGAATCATCTCATGTGCCGCAGTGAAATCTTCCTTAATTCTTGTAAAAAAGGGCTTAGAGCTATTATTCGCTTTATATTCTTGTGATTTAGGATCTACATCAAAGTCAGAAGCAACTGGATCTCGTATTAGTTTGATTGCATCGTCTTCATAATTATATACACCTCTTTTTGTACTTCTTCTCGAAGGATCTCTCCTTTCAACACCAAAACTGAACATATCTGACACAGGCTTGTCAGGTTGGTTCATATACAAAGACATTAGAGGAAATATGACATTATCATTAATTTTTGAAAAGTTAAGATAACTTGTTAAGTAAGAATTACTAGGATGATTTTTACGAGCTTCTTTAGCTTCTTCCTCAGTTAATCCACCGTCAGCGAACTTTTTTTTTACGAAGCCACCATCTTGCGCCATCTGAGGGGCTTCCTGAACAACCTCTTGAGGAGCTTGAGGAGCTTGAGGAGCTTGCTGTGCGGGTTGTTCTTGTTGTTGCTGCGCTTCAGCTTCTTGCTGGCGGCGAGCTACTTCACGTTTACCTCTGTTGTTAATCTTTTCGAGTACGTCGTAGCCGATAATCTTTGCGAGAGTAGGTTCGATGTAGACCTCTCCCTTTGACACGAGCAGGTCAACTGCTTCTTCGTCTTTAGCTTCATCCTCACCTGTAGATATCTCAACACCTAACCGACG